TATATTTTAAGGAAAAATTATCACATAACGGTAAATTTAAATTAACACCTTCACCACCGGAACTTATAGAATCTTTACCAGACATTTTCAAATAATTAACTTAAAAGATCTAATGGTATCATCTATATGCACCCCACACAACTGTATCTGGATATTTGTAAACGTCTCAAAACGTACTTTAAACCTTTTAAAACAAATTTGAAAAAGGTTAGATTTGGACCACATGGGGATGGTGGATACGTAGCTATAGATATGAAAGAATATGACGCCTTATATAGTTATGGTTCTAACGATGAAATTGATTTTGAAAAAACTTTTTATGAAAAATACAAAAAACCGTGCTACGTTTATGATCACACTATAAAAGAGATAACTGATAAACCTGAATATATACACTTTTATAGAGAGGGTGTTTCATCTAAGAAGGAGGAAAATTTAAATACTATTGATGCACATATAGAAAATAACGGACACACTGAAAATACTAATTTATTTGCGCAGATAGATGTAGAGGGGGCTGAATGGGATTCACTCATAGCATCTAAATAAGAATTTCATATGTGTACACATTCATGGGAATAATTATCCTTTGGTTCCTTGGATAGATAATAATTTTCCCGCGGTATTTGAAGTTACGTATATTCGCAGGGATTTGGTAGATACTATAGAACCCGAGACTGAGCCTTTCCCAATCAAGGGGCTTGACTATCCAAATTATATAGGTCGTCCAGACATGCACATAGATTACTTTGTTTAAAGAATTTAAAATATTAAAATGTATGGAGTTTATTTATGAGAAGGATATAACACCTATAAAACCATTAGACAATGATAAATATTGGCCAGGTAGTACATATTCAATGTTCAGATGTGTGTTAAAAAGGAATGACAGGTACATAACTTATGTTAGAGTATGTATAAATAATAAAACAATGCTTATGTATGAATCATTTAATCTAAATTGGGAAAGTAATGAAGATAAACGGTATTTAGGAAGTGATATAAATGCAGAAGATCCTCGTATAATAGAAGTCCAAGATAAAATATATGTCATTTTTATAGCGAGATCTCCATTTCCAAATCAAGTTTATACTTTATGGATTTTGGATCATGACACACTTGAGTCTAAACCTTTATACACGAAGGGTTTAAATGTAATAGAAAAGAATTGGGCACCATTTGTAAGGGATGGTAAGTTGATGTTTGTTTATAATTACGATCCAATTATTATACTATCATGCGACACTTCAACTGGGTATTGTGATGTAACCAAAGGCAGTCTACCTTTCAGTACACAAGACACTTTTATACGAGGTGGATCTAATTTAATGGATATGGGTGATTATTATATGGGATTTTCTCATTCTAGACTTCCTATTAATTCAAATGTTAGACCTGGATTTTTACATCTTACACATATGGTTAGAATTTCAAAACAAAATTTAGAACTCATAGACGTTTCTGAACCTATTATTTACAAAAAAGGTGAAGATATAGTTAAGGAAACTATACAAGATCCTGTATCATGTTGGATAGATAATGACATAATTTATATTACAACAAATATGAGAGATAACTTTTGTGAAATTTATAGCTTTTCACAAAAATCATGGAATGAAAGAGTAAAGAATATGTTAGAAAATATTAATAAAACTTGGTTTACATAATCCCCGGAACCATTTTGATCTTATTCACGTAGTATATATAACCACCTACTAGAGCCGCCAGTGCCAATAAAATATAATTAAATGATATCTTTTTACGTTTTTTCTCAGTTTCCCTTATAACCTTTTCAGCTTCTTCTTTAGTCGGGAGTCTTTCCACGCTCTGATGTAATTTTTCAATCTTACCTATGAGAGCGTGTATAGCTTCTAAAATCTGTGTTTCTTTGGAAATGGGTGTTTCTTTATGGTCAACGGTTGTGACTTCTAATATCATGTGCCACTTCGTAGCTGGGTTTAGATTTACATAATCCCCGTCATCCTGTTCTTCGAATATTTCAAAGTCTAATTTTTGTATAGACATGGGGTTGAAATAATTTGTTTTTCTGTTGAAGCTTTTCCATTGTTTATCTCGTAAAATAATACCATCCGTTCCGGTAAAGTGTCTCTCCAAAGGTACACGTGCAAAAATATGTCCGTGGCGTTCATCGAGCATTTGCGCAACTTGAGGTATATTTGGACACAAAATATCTACATGTTTTGCTATGTTAGTGTTTAGGTCAGTCGTGGTGGCTCCAACCTGTGTTATGTAAAAATCTACCATCTTTACACCTAACACACGACTGAAATCTTCCACGTGTGTATTTGAAGTTAGTGATAGATCTAGCGAAAATGTATTATTAGTTCCATTTACATAGTTGGAATCAACTACTATGTATTGAACTTTTTTAGGTATATCGTGGATCGACACCATTCTAATATTCTCACAGAAATAAAATTCACCTAAGTTGCGACGATGTTTGTATTTTTATCAAGTAAAAATGGAATTCTGTGTACCGTGTATATCTCCCATGACCCAATTAGATGAATATATCAAGGATAATTTATTTGCTGATGAACTGCGAAAGATGTTCCAAGATATTGCCAACGAGAACGATAAGTTGCGAGGGGAGATTAGCGAACTCAAGAAAAAGGGAAAAGTTGCAAAAGTAAAGGTTGAGAAAATCAGGTGCCCGTGTCAAACGGCTAAGGGGGAACAGTGTAAAAAGTTTTGCGCAGAAGGTTTGCAGACGTGTAAAGTCCATGCGCGTCCTCCCAAACCCGCTAAACAGCCAAAGCCTCCAAGAGTGAAGAGACCTGCGTGTACAGGGATCAATATAAGGGGTAATCCATGTCGCAATAAATGTATCGAAGGTGAAACATTTTGTGAGAAGCACGATCCTTCCAAACCTCCGACGACTAAAAAAACAAAACGTCCCAAAAAGAGAGATGTCCCCGTTCATAATCATGCCCCGGGAGAGACTCCGTCAGAACCCTGTACACTTTGTCAAACGCACGGTGATATATTCGATCCTAATATCGTCAAAGTAGAGTTTATGGAATCTCAAGGAGATGATGGATTGATGCTAAAAGATAGAATTTAAAACCTTAGTGGATATAAATTGTAATGAAAATAAAAGAAATGTCAGCTATTCGAAGATTAAACGTTTTACAAAATCATTTTAGAAATTTTTCTCCTTTAGCTTTATCCGAGCAAGTATTATTCAAAAATAAAGCTCCTAAAACTTTAGAAATTTTTCCGGAAATTCCTAAAAGATTCTCTATTCATTTGGATATCAATCATGATAACAAGTTAATTGAATTTGAAACTGAGAATATGTCTGTACACGACAAAATTAACGTCTACCTAAAATATAAGGACCATGTGAGACAGACATATCCAAATTATATTGTCAAGGAACGACATGAATAATACCTAAGTCTAGTGAATGTTTCATATATTTTATGAAAAATGAAATATTGTACCGTGACGAGTTCTATGTCTAAGAAATCTGTTGAGGTGGATAGCACGAATCATATGTGCGCGGAGAGGCAGTTAATACGAAGGTTATATAGGGAATGTATACGAAAGGGGTACAAGCCACACCAGTTTTCTGATTGGGTTCACCGAAAGTATGGACACCTCATAATATCTAGAAATACAACGTATGGTGCGGGTATATCAATGCCTTGTGTTTTATGTAGAAAGATGATAGAACGATACGATATATGTTGGATGGCATATGATGGAGAGGAATGGGTACATAGTGTAAAAACCGCGGTGCTACCTCAATCTATTCCTACGAGAAAGCAGAAGGACGTTCTCGGTTTTGGAAAATACACCTAAGTTGTAAAGTAGTATTATTTTTTTGTAAGATGAACATATTTTTTCTTTCATTGAATCCTAAGGAAATCGCCAAACTATCATGTGATCAACACGTCGTTAAGATTCAACTTGAGATTTGTCAAATGTTATACACCGCTTGGTTTTTTTCTGGTCAAGAAGAATACGTCAGAGAACACGCCCCCTTGACGAAAGATGGAAGTAAACGTGGATACAAACCCGCACATAAGAAGCACCCCATGACCATGTGGATAGGTTCCAGTATCAAAAATTATATGTATGCTTGTGAAATCGGACTCGCTCTCAGTAATGAATACACAGAGCGGTACGGGAAAATTCACACGTGTGAACACCATTTGCGTTGGTTATACGAAAATCACCCATCTCATTTCGAAGAACGTAAAAGTGAGACTGCTTATTATTCTATGGAGGGTATTCCGGAATGTATGCCCGAGCAGTACAAGTCTCCAGATCTCGTATCAGCTTATAAAATGTATTACATAAACGACAAAGCCCCCTTTGCGAGATACAAGTGTGAAAGACCTAGTTTTATGTGTTAATCAAATCTTGAAATGTAATAATATCTTCTGTATCTATCAATTTTGAATATTCAAGTTCGTCATCGTCAAAGTAGAGGGGGTTTACTCCCGCTTCGCGAAAAACACGTTCCAAAGTGAACCCCATAGTGTCAAACTCTTTTAAGATAGATCTCAAAAGATCATCATCTAGATTTTCTAGACAAAACTGAAACTTACCCGCGGAAAACTCTAGTCTTTCCGTGTAATTACCTTTGACGAAAACATTTTCTTTTATAAATTCTTTTAGATACGATTCTTTCATAGATTTGATTCCGTAGTCATCTAATAGATATTTAAACCCGGACGAAACCTTTTTAATGAATCGTCGTTTTTTATTCGATAGAGGCATTGTTATAGTATTAGTTAAAATAATATCTCTAAGATGAATTATGAAGATAATTCGAAATATATGTCCACACCAAAAAAGACTTATTCAGTGTAGTGTGTGTAATGGGGGTGGTATATGTATACACGGAGATATAAGAAGTATGTGTCGCAAGTGTGTATATTCTGAAAAGTGTGAACATGGGTATTCTAAAAAGGCTTGTAGTATATGTTCAAATAAATAATTTCTTTGAGTACTATAAGATGGATCGTAAAATTTTGATTCTGGGTATAACCTTGACGGTGGTTATACTTTTTTTAAGTTTCAGGAAAGAGGGATACGAGGAAGAGTTGAAAGAATGGCAAACGCAAACAGAAACCTTACAAAATGAAACTATCGAAGTTGATCAATCTTTCGACATAGATTCGTTCATAGACAATGTGAGGAGTGTACAGGAAAAACAAGAAAATTCAGATGATGCTTTGGAAGCATTTTTTGAGGCCGCGGGGGAACTTGGTGTTTTAGGAACATCTTCCGATGATGCCAGCGAGGCGTATGCGACTAATTACAGAAATCAAATCCAATATACTCGGTTACTTATTCAAATTTCACAGGAAAAGAATGAAGAAAGACGCGAAGAGCTAAAAGAACAACTCAGAGAAACGGTTCAAGCACTACACGACGGGCAAGCCATAGCGTCTCAGGGGGGGGAATTTTCTTTGGATGAGATATCCGGATTTATACCCAAGCGTCAGATAGTAAAGGTTAATAATGTTTTAAGTTCTGGTGTTGACTCTGAAAAGGTGAGTTATGGTCCCATCGTTGCACAAGCAACTGGGGAGCCTAAACATTCAACTATTAATCAATATAGAGAGACGGTAAATGTTAGGGTTCCAAAATGTGAAGGAAATTCGTGTTTAACCAAAGATGGAGAACCAGGTTCTCCCGGGTATATAATTGGTTCAAGTGATTCTGGTGAGGCATTTGGATCGTGTGCCGTTGATTGTCTTAATGCTGATAAGTGTTCTGGTTTTTCGGTGAAAGAAGAATCCACTGGAGCCTTTTATTGTAAATTAACAAACAACGGGTTTGAAAAGGTACAAAATGAAAGTACCGTCGCGAATGAAAAGTTGGAACAAGTATACGCTATTCACGAAGGATTCAGTGAGAATGATTGGGATTCGTATTTGAAGAACCCCTTATATTTCAAAATGTTCAATTCCGCTTTTGATGATAATAATTGTGTTGATGTACCTAATGTCGAAGAGTGTGTTGGGAATGGGCGAAACTCTAAAACAAAAATAGAGAATGATGGTATACCTCGGGATTGTGAGGGTGAATATATTTCAGCAGATTTAAGTCAGGCATGTCCCACAACTATACCTACTGGGGCTTCAAATACTAAATTATGTTTTAATTATAATCCAAATGGGGAATCAATAGATAAGCAGCGACCCTATTATGTTTCGGAATTTAACCAAACAGGTGAAGAGGCGATAAATGGGGGGGCGTGTCCGAATAAATTATCTTTCGCAAAGACGTGTAAAGATAATTCCGATGATCCAACAACGGGTGAGATTTTAGGTGTGTGTGAATATAGTGTGGGTGGTTGGGATGGACAACAAGCTAAAAATTGTGGTGGTAGTGTTGGGGGGGCGGATGGGGGTATAGATCCGAATAGAATTGTTTGGGGTCCTGTTCAAAAATATAATGATACAGATTCTAAATGTGAGGAAAAGGCGAAAAATGGATTTTTTGGTAACCAAACTTTTGATGGTACATCTGCGACAATAACAAATGGTGGATATCAATTTTACCAATCATATAATATTAATCCAGGTGAGGGGCAATCAGATGGTGGACGAAATTGCTTTTCGTATATACAAGAACAATTTCCTGAAAAGGTTAACGGTGTATCTATAAGACAAGTCGACTTTACATGCCCCGAATGTCCAGAAGATCGCACTAAATCACCTTATATGTGGAATGGTACACGTGGTTTCTGTCCGGGAGACGAAATCGATGTGAATCTAGAACCGGACCCATCATACGATCCTACAAAAGAACCTAAATGTTCGGAAGGTGTAAATCATTATTCACATTTGGGTGTAGATGGATTCAGGAAAATGGGTATCACGTCATATGGTAATAAAGTATGCTCCCCAGATTGGTCAAAATATCCATGGCAAACACCATCGGACAAATACGACCAAAATTGCCTGAATGAGGTGGCTGATATGGTATATAATGATGTCGGGGCGAATGCTATGGGACAGGCTTTTCGGGGTGGGACCGGCGCGAACCCATCCGGGAAGCCCGGCTCTGCCCTCACCGACGGACTGTATGGTTACTGTGAAGATTGTGAAATCGGGACCCGGGGTACAGGTGGGGGTGGTCCAGATGGGCGCGAAGGACAATGTATGAGTGTATGGGATGAGAAGGATGATAATGGCAAAGGAGCGTGGGAATATCTCTATGTACCGTCGATCTCCGTTGCTGGTACTGTTGGTTATCATAATATAGCGGCGGAAGGAAAGGCGCCTTGGCATGGATGGAATATATGTAGAGATAGTCAAGGAAAGGGGCATGTCAAGGGATCTGAGTTTTGTAATTTATGAAGTTTCTCATACATAATAGGAGGTGCGCCATTTCTCTTTTGCGCAGACAAAATAATATTTCGAAGTGCCATATAAGATGTACACCAAACGAATGATAATCCAGATAAAAAAAGGATAATAATGTTCATCTTATATTGTACCTAAGTAAATCTTTTATAGATAAAAAACACGATAAAAATGTTCGCTTTAAAGTGTCCCGTTGTTCACCATAGGTTCAAGAAACCTAAGATTTCTAAGGTTTGTAGAAGTTATTATAACATTGACGACTCGAATAGCAAACCTCTCGAAAAGGTGAAAAAGCGTGATTTGTTTCATATATTAAGTTTTGAACATGAAGATGCACAATATGAAGGTGTATACGCCGTGACTAAGTTCAACGTTGATGATCTTCCTATAAACAATATAGTGGCTTTCACAAATTTTGATGACGTCTTTCGATACAAAACACTTCTCGAAGCTGAGATGGATAAAAAACCATTTATTCAGTTTGCAACAAGATTTGAACTCGAATACATGTGTGATGTTGGAAACTATAAGTGTATAGTCATTAATGAAAATGTTCTAGTGACACCACCTACAATGACTGAACGTCATACAGATTGGGAACGAAGAACCGCACTTCTCAGTGGTAGATGGTCTGTTAGGGAAAAGGGTGATGACAACTCATTCGAATGGCCATAGTATACCCCCTTCTAACCCCGCGAACTTCCGCGAACTTCCGCGACCCTAGTGATTACATACACGGCCGCGACCCTAGTGATTACGGGTCGTCCATTTCCCAGGGTTGCGAAAGGTATGACTTTGCCTAGTCATGGCCGCGACCCTAGTGATTACGGGTCGTCCATTTCCTAGGGTTGCGAAAGGTATGACTTTGCCTAGTCATGGCCGCGAATATAGGGGATTACGGGTCGTCCATTTCCTAGGGTTGCGAAAGGTATGACTTTGCCTAGTCATG